CTTCTAGAAATCAGTGAGGTCTTAGCCAGCATCGGCGGCATGGACATGAAAGGCAGCAAGATTAAACGACTCTGGTATGGAGACAGGGAGATTAGCATAGACATCTACACCGCAACGCCACTCACCTGGTCAACCCTCTTACTCATAAGGACAGGCAGCAAGGAGAACAACATCAGGCTGGCCACCATCGCCAAGAGGAAAGGCTGGCAGTTAAAGGCCAATGGCGACGGCCTATTCAACGAGCGTGGTGAGAGAGTGGCAGGCGACACCGAGCAATCCATATACCAGGCCTTAGGGATTCCTTACCAGGAGCCCGAGGAGAGAGATGGACTGTACGCACAGATTCCAAGTTGACAGCCACAACACAGGAACCTGCTCACTATGCGGTGAGGTCAGGCAATTCCCCTGGTACCGCACCGACCCAGTAATAGTATTGAACAAGGGCCACACCAGTACCAGTCAAGTATCACAAAAGGAGGAAGACATGACATCAATCAGGCAGAGACACAAATACTACGAGCAGAACAAAGAGGCCATCATCGCCGATCTCCTCACCCTGGGCAGAGCAGCCACCCAGAACAAGTGGGCCATCCCACGAGGCGGGACCATTGCGTCGCTAGAGAAGCGATGGCTCACCGAGGAGCACAGGTCAACCATACCGTCCAACCCACCAGGCAGGCCAAAGCAGCAACCCCACCCCTCGACCAACTCCACCACGTCCAACGGCCGGCTGCCACCCTTACCGCAATTCTCCGACAACTGGGATCCGTCAGTGCAGCTCCAGTGGCTTGAGGTATATAGTGAGTTGGCCAAGAAGAGTATATGAAAGCACTATCACTTCAACAACCCTATGCGTGGCTGATACTACAGAGGGCTTATGAGGATAACCCCCAAAAGCCATTGAAATCGATTGAGAACAGGACTTGGCCTCTGCCGAGTACATTTGCTGTTCCTCAACGAATATGGATACATGCCAGCTTGAGCATGTACGATGTGCGCTTGGCTGAACTAAAAGAGATTATGTCCGCTTCCCAGTGGATGCGGTGTAAAAGTTACCTTTATTCAACCTACTCACAATACGAGGCCTATCATCGGGATAAAAAGCGACTCCAACCCCTCGGTCACTTTGGGTGCATTCTTGGTTCAATCATAGTGGTCGGCCAAGTAACTCACAGCGAATCCCCTTGGTTTGTTGGGCCATATGGTTATGTCTTGGAGTATCCTGAAATGCTGTCTGAGCCGATTCCATATAAAGGTCGCCTCCGATTCTTTCAGCCAGACATAACTCCATGAACCCCAACTGCTTCAAAGCCACCTACCAGGGAGACACCGTCTGGTTCATACTCGACGACTCCTTCAAGCCACAGTGCCCCGAACGAGCAATCACCTACACGTTAGCCGAAGCCGAGGTGTTAGCCAAGAAGCCACAGTGGACAAGGAAGATAGTACACGAGGCAAAGAAGAAAGGCGCACAGCTCAAACTCCCCACGCCACAATCAATCAGCAATTAACCAGTACCTCACCAGGCTGCTTTCGCACTCACTCTGTGTTATTTTCAGGGTGGACTAAATCCTCATTTTGTCCTCAAATTCTAGTCCACTTACATATACCCCAGGCATTCGGTCATCAACCAGGAGGTTACCAGTAAGGCTGTCATCAATCAATCAACTAGCAATCCACCAGGACATCAACCAGGTGATCAACCAGGAAGTTACCAGTAAGCCTGTCATCAATAGTTGTCATACACCAACAAATCGGCGAGTCACACCAATCAACTGAGAGGCGTCCCTTAACTGTGACCTTACTGATCAACTGGGTCAGCCGGGGCACGAAGAAACCCCACCCGTCCTCGTCCCAGGGCAACCCAACCACCCCAGGCCGTGCTCACGACGCAGCCCCTTACACCAACGTTCCCAGTCCTCATTCTGGCGGCAGAGCCGCCATGCAGGCAGCGATTCCTGCAGGTCGTTCCGCCGCTTGCCGTTTTCGGTTGGCCGAGGCGGCCACCGCCTAATAAGGCGGCAATGCGGCGCATAAACAACACAACACTCTACACTTTACAACAACCATCCATCCATCCAACGACAGACAGTCAGTCATCCATCCATCGTCGTCATCACGTAGCAGTCCAGTCCATGGTCCCTACGTGGGGTCACGGTGGGCCAGCGCCACCCCGTCGGTCTTCCAGCCACAAGGTTAAAGTCAGCCCGCCGGGGTGGCGCTGGCCATTTACGTCTGGGGAAATGCCAGTGGCACTATCTTTGAGGCTGCCTTACCCGCCACTGCACGGCTGAAGGGGCAAGGAACCACCCGAGGGGGGACGAGGGGAAGACGGGGGCTGAACGGGGAAGCAGGCGGTGGTCCTTCAGGGAAGAAGCGCCACTGGCATTTCCCGGTTACACGGCTTTGCGGCAGGGCGGCCAGTGTGCATTTGACAGGCACAGGCAGGGCAGATAGTGGCCAGCCGAAGCGGCCAGGCAAGGCAAATAGTGCCCAGCCGAAGCGGGCAGGCAGGGCGGATAGGCGGCTTTTGCCCGCCCACGTTACTCGTTTTCGGCAAGAGGAGAAAAGGACGCCGAAAGCCTGCGTGACGGGGGCGCCCTTCGGGTTAAAAAGGCAAAAGCCGCGGCTCGAATTCACCGTGATGTGAGCTTTACAAGGATAGGAGAGAAGCTCACTCACTTGCCTCATGCGAGCGTGTACGTCCACTGGAGATCGCTTTCAAAGGAAGTCATTTTGTTTGTCCGCTCACTCAGCGCTCCCTTCCAGGTTTCACGGCTCTGCGGTTGCACGGCTTTGCGGTCAGCTTCAATGGCTGAACGCCTTGAAGCTTCCGTTAGAAGGGCGCATAAGCTCCAGCTCAAAATCGGCGTATAAGGAAGTGCAGCGGAAACCGCCAACTCACCTTCCTAGAGGCAACCAGGAAACTCAGGTCAGTTGTCGGTTTCTTAACGCTGCAATCTTTCTCGTGCTCGATTTTCAGCTTCCGTGGGAGGCCGCCGAGGTCGCCGCCTCGAGGGCAAAGAGGTAATAAGGTTTTGCCCGCGTGAGGCGTCTCCGTGCCGAGCTCAGCGCCGAAAGGGCATTCACTCGGCAGGCAAACTAAAGGGAGCAAAGCTCCGGGAAGGGCAGAACCATGGCAAAACACAAAGAGGGATGAAGAAGATTTGTTTAACCTCTTTGTGGGTTTGCCTGCTTCTGCCGCCGGACCACAACTCCGAGTCTATTGAAGGCTTGAGTATCTGATTAAAACTTCTTGAGGAATTATTTTCTTCCCTGTCGCCGTTGTCAAATTTTTTGAGGCAGCAAGGGAAAAAATTCTTTCTCTTCGTTCCAGTCTCTCAAGATGACAATCGACGACAGGGAAAAATAATCTGCAGATAAGAAGTTTTAAATAGTTTTTTAATGCAGAAATATGCAAAGGAGGTCAGTCATGAAAGTCGTAGTAGTTGAATCTAAAGAGGCAATCGGTGGCAGGTTGGCCGTGCTCGTGCCAGAGCCGGATCTCTGGGCACTCAAGGTCCTGGTGGCCAGGGCTGGCCAGAAAATCTTAGTCATCAAGGAGGAGAGCGATGCAAGCTAACGTTGGTCTTTGTGGCAACGCCGTTTGTCTTCATATCTGCAGCAGGGTCTGTTATTGCCCGGTGGGCACGGAGCTGTCGTATCGGCGCCTCCGTGCCCGGCGGATCCGTCGCGATACCATTCGGGTTGCGGTCGGTCAGCTCGACGAAAACATCCGGAGGAACGCAGGGTCCTTTGAGGCCTTCCAGCTTCAGTTACTTTGGCAGTGCCAGAGGCGGAAAAATGAACAACTGCAAAGAATTTCATCGCTGTAACAGCAAAATTGAACGGACGTCCAGGCGGGCAACGCACCGCGAATGGCGAGACGAGAAGCAGTTCAACGACCGGTGCGCAAAGTGGTGGAGCGGTGGCCTGCTGCCCGGGCTGATAGACCCACTTCGAAGGAGGTGAACATGGTAGCAGCAACAATGGAGCTAGGCGGAAAGATGCGGCGGATAGAGGAGCGGGAAGATGGCTTGTGGTACCTGGCTAATCCTCAGGACCAGGCCGAGCTCGGTGGCCAGGGCAAGCCGTACCATGACTGGTACGAAATGTCCGACTTCACCAGGCTCTTTCCCAAACCATTCAAACCGACCGGCCGCCTACCCAAAGTCAGCGGCCCCTACTCATAACGCAGCAAGCCATGACAGCGAGGACTCGCCGGGGTGAGAGGCCCGGCAAGGAAAAAGGAGAATAAAATGCAGCAAGACCCAACATGCGAACTAGCCAGCCTGGAGGAGTCATCCCAGCCGATGCTCCGCTGGCTCCACGACCTCAAGGTCACCAGCCCCGAAGAACAGAAGAACGCCGAGGACCTGCTGATCACGGCACGCCAGGCCTGGAAACAGGCGGACGAAAAGCGCAGGGAGCTCACCCGTCCCCTGGACGATGCGAAGCAGCGCATCATTGACCTTTTCAAGCCCTATATGAACCGCCTCGAGACCGGCATAAATATCCTGAACCGTGAGCTCACCGCCCATCATCAACGCCGTGTCGCACTCCGCCTGGAGGAGGAAAGGCGAGCCATGGAAACCCAGGCCGTCCGTATGAAGGAAGCCGAGGAAACGGGCGAGGTTGTCGAACCCATCGAGCAGCTCGCGCTCCCGATCGTGGTCAAGACCTCGCGGGCCCACCTGGGCACCGTCACGTATAGAGACGATTGGGATGTTCAGGTGGTCGACGCCGCGAAGGTTCCCAGGGACCTATGCGAGCCATCCCTGCCCCGGATCCGTGCCCGGGTTAAATCGGGAGTAACCAATATCCCCGGCGTCCTGGTCACCAAGAAAGTTGTCAGCGTCGCCAGGAGATAGAAAATATTCGAAGGAAAGGAGGTACACGATGAACGGAGAACCCAAGACACGCTACCACGCCGAGGTCAAGCTCACATTGCAAGGCCGAGAGGTGAGGGTCAACATCTTCGCCGACACCCTGGTCGAGATCTACCGAGACCTGGCTAATGTCTGCCAACAGATCCCCGACGGCCTCGCATCCCAGGCCAAGAGGGAGATCGTCAACGCCGAGCTCAAGGCAGCCCAGCTCGGAATCCCAACCGGCGCCAAGCCCCAGACCAGGGCAGAGGAGACTGGCGAGATCCCGACCTGCCAGCACTGCAACGGCCAGGAGTTCATGGAGCTGATCGAGTTCACGGACAAGAAGACCGGCAAGCCTCGCAAGGCCTGGAAGTGCCAGATGTGTGAGAAGTGGCACTTCGAGAACGGCAACAAGAAGAAATAGACGAACAAGGGGGAGGGGGCTCGAACCCCCTTCCCCTGGCCCTAGGGGCCAAGGTCACCGGGATCACCGACCATACCCGTCATGGTGATCAGGATTGTGCCCGAACTATGGCGGTTTTCGGTGGTCACATTGCCCCCCTGATCCACCGCGGTCGGCGGTTTTGACGCCCCGATATCCGCGGCGGTCCCGGCCTGGTTGGCAGATCCCGCTAATAAAATTACCACCAAAAGCGAAGCGAAGCATAGAAACCGAAGCGTTTTCATAGCGGTACAGAGTATACCACAAACACCCCTTGACAACCACAAGCCCCATGTCTATACTTTCATTGTGCAATTCTCCCGATGGCCATCGGATTCATCAGCTAGCCAGGCACCCAGCCACGCCGACATGCGTCATAATGATGGTTATGACGCACCTCAGTATAATCAGCCCATTTCCCCAGGAGGAGGTGGCGCCATGGTTCAGCTCGAGTCGGCAGCAGCCTTTTGTGACTTCACCGCGGAGCTGGAGCTCCGGGACCTTAATCCCTCTACCCTCTCGGCCTACAAGCAGCGGCTCCGGGACTTCCAGGCCTGGCTCGAAGAACGCCCCATCTCAGCCAACGCCGCCAAGCAGTTCCTAGCCCAGATGAGGGAGAGCGGCTATACCCAGAAAAGCGTCAAGGCATACTACGCCCCCATCAAATCCTTCCTGGAATACATCGGCCTCCGCCTCAAGGTCAAGTTCCGCTACCAACGACACCTGCCGGCATACCATCCCACCCAGGACATACAGGCACTGCTATCCGCAGTCGACGCCCGCACCGACACTTGGTCCAAGCTCAAAGACAGAGACAGCCTCATCATCCTGGCCTTCGCCCACACCGGCCTGCGGCGCTCCGAGCTCGCCAGGCTCAGGCCCTGCGACATCGCCAATAACTACATATACGTCAGGTCCGGGAAGGGCGACAAGGACAGAGCCATCCCCCTCGCCCAGGACCTGCGACAGCCCCTCACCGCCTACATCGAAACCAACAAAATCAGCCCGGGCAGCCCTATATTCGGCATCGGCCCGAAGCACATATACACCACTATCAAAAACTACGCCAGGGCGGCGGGATTCGACATGTCCCCCCACGCCCTGCGCCACTACTTCGCAACCACCCTCGTAGAGAAGGGCGCGCCGCTCTGCGCCATCCAGCAGCTCCTCGGCCATGCCACCATAGCCACCACCGCCGTCTACCTCGACATGGTCCCCAGCCACCTCCAGACCTCCGTCTCCCTGCTTAACGGAAGCTTAAGCAGAAGCGTTACTCCAAACAATACAAACAGAAGCGTTACTAAGGATAGAAGCAGAAGCTTAAGCTTAAGCTTAAGCAATGAACAAAGGGGGGCACCATGTGGCTCAAAATCAAAGAGGGAGAAACCGTCACCGCCGTCATCGACCTCAGCTCCGTCAAGGCCCTCGCCAAGCACTGGACGGGCCAACGAAGCGAGCTGTGCCTCGGCCAGGGATGCCCCCACTGCCTGGCCCGAATCCCCAAACGCTGGCGGTATCAGGCTAGGCTATACATTAGCGGGTCGCCGGCGGACTGGGAGTTCGGAGAGCAGCCAATGATCGACCTCAAAGCCCTTCCCCACACCGAGACCCTGGTCCCTATCACCATCACCAGGCTCGGAGAGGAGAGGAGCACCCGCTACCAAATTTCGCAAAGCGAAGCGAAGCAGCCAGCTAAATTCAGCTATGCGGCCCGTGCCGAAGAACTAACCCAGGAGTTCATAAGGAGTAAACATGGACACGATGACAGCAACCAAACCCAAGAAGGATAAAGGCTACCACGTCAGGAACTTTGACCCGAAGGCACGGCGCCTGGCCAAGGCCGGCGCGTCAGTGGCCGGCGTCGACATCGGGATGTGGATATCCCAGGCGGTCAAGGAGAAGTTCGCCCGGGACATAACCAAAGGAGGTGAACACAGTGAAGGTTGAAGTCCTACTACCCGACATCACAGACCTCGCCACCAAGACCAGGTTCGATGAGCAGGGACTCGTAACAACCATCAAGTTCGAGGCCAAGATACACCCGGCCAGCCTGGCGCGGATCCTCAATCTCCAGCGGCAGGGAGCCCCCCTCTTAGCCATCATCAGCTCCCCGCAAGCTACACTGGACCTGAACATCCAGGAGGAACCCGCCCAGGCCACCCTGGCCGAGAAGGAGGCTCAGCTATGAAACTAAAGATACTACGAGTAGCACTCGAACGTCAAGACTACAACCTCGCCGCCCACGTTCTCGTTTACGGTTTAGTCAAGGCGAAGCTAGAGGAGACTAACCAGAATGGCAAAAAGAGGCCCACCCAAGGCCAACCAAAACGCCCGCACGCACGGATTCTATAGCCGCGCGTTAACCGAAGCGGAGAAGCTGGAGATGGAAGAAGCCAGCTACGTCGAGGGCATCGACCAGGAGATCACACTGCTCCGCATAAAGCTCAGAGACCTCGTTAAGAACGAACCCGACAGAATCGACCTACACCTCGAAGCAGCCAACACCATCGCCCGCCTTGTTCGCACCAGGTACCAGATATCCAAGGAGCAGAAGAATTCCCTCAAAGACGCTATCACCAAAGTCCTAACCGAGGTCGCCGGTCCCCTGGGCATAGGCATCAACATCGCCATGAAGGCGGCAGGTAAATGAAGCTCAGGCCATATCAACAAGAGGTAGCCGTGGCTGTTATCGATAGCATACAGAAGCGCAGAGGATTGACCCTCTCAGTTGAGATAGCCCGCCAGGGCGGGAAGAATGAGCTGTCCGCCCACCTTGAGGTTCTACTGCTAACCCTATACATGGCCAACGGCGGCAGCGTCGTCAAGTGCTCCCCAACTTTCAAGCCGCAGACTATAATCTCGATCCAGCGTCTCCGGGAGAGGCTCGACGAGTTCGGATTCGACGGCCTATATCACACCGAAATGGGATATATCGTTGTCCTCGGCAGCGCCCGGGCCGTGTTCCTCTCAGCCGAGGAGTCAGCCTCCGTGGTAGGCCATACCGCCGATATCCTGCTAGAGATAGACGAGTCCCAGGACGTCAGCAAGGAGAAGTACACAAAGGAGTTCAGGCCGATGGGTTCGTCAACAAACGTCACGACCGTCCACTACGGCACCACCTGGGACGATACCACCTTGCTCGAGGAAGTAAAGCTCACCAACCTCGAGCTCGAGAAAAAGGACGGCGTCAGACGACACTTTCGATTCGACTGGCAAGAGGTAGCCAAGCATAACCCGGACTATGCCCAGTACGTTGCCGGCGAGAGGGCCAGGCTGGGCGACGAGCACCCGCTCTTCAGGACCCAATACCTTCTACTCCCCATACGAGGCGGAGGCGGATTCCTAACACGCCAGCAAATTGTCCTAATGCTAGGAACGCACACACGCCTTAAGGAACCCCAGCCCAAACGCATCTACATCGCCGGCATCGACCTGGCCGGCGAGAGAGAGGAAACCCGGGAGGCCGCCCTCATGGCAGCCAAGCCCAAGCTGGATTCAACCGTCATCACCATCGCCGAGGTAGATACCGGCCAACGTTCCCAGTTCTCCCTTAGGGAACCCATCCTCAAAGTCATGGAGCAGTACCAGTGGACAGGGGTCGCTCACAGTACCCTGTATCCCCAAATAGTGGACATCCTTAAAAAGTGGGATTGCCGAAGGGTCGTAGTCGACGCCACCGGTATCGGCCAACCCGTGGCCAGTTTCTTGAGAAAAGAGCTCGGGTCCCGGGTCGTCCCCTTCACCTTTACCCAAAAGAGCAAGTCAGACATGGGCTTTGAACTGTTGGCCTTTGTCAACAATAGCCGGCTGAAGCTCTACAAAGGAGACGGGTCCCGCGAATACCAGGACACCATCTTCCAGTTAGAGAGAGCCCGGGCCCAGTACCGCCCCAACCAGACCATGAACTTCTACGTTGACCCCTCCGAAGGACACGACGACTTCCTAATGAGCCTGGCCCTCACAGTAGAGGGCGCCAAGGACTTCAGCCCCAGGGCAGCCAAAGGAGGCTTGAGAGATGATTGAATTCACCCCAGCCCAACTAAACCGAATGGACGCCCCACGCCTGGCAGCCTACCGCACCAACCTCGATTTCTACCAGGGCAGCCAGTGGCCACAGACGTCACGCCACCGCCAGCTTGTGTTTAACTACGCTAAAGTCTCCATAGACAAGGTTACTAGCTTTCTGATGCAGGGACTGACCTTCGCCGCCTACCCGGCAGAGGACAAGGACGAGCTCAAACCCAGAACCAGGCGGGCCGAGCAAGTCCTCCGCCAGGTTTCCCAGGAGAACAACCTGCATCAGCTAGACTGGGAGACCGAGATTGACGCAGCCATCCTGGGCGACGCCTGCTACAAGGTGATCTGGGATACCGACGAGAAACGCATACGCATCACGTCCCCCGACGTGTCCGGGATCTTCGCCTGGTGGCTGGGAGACGACGTCTCCCGGGTCTGGCGAATAGCTTCCAGGTACACGCTCACAGAGGACGAACTCGCTATCCTGTACGGCCCGACCCTCCCCAAGAAGGCGGCCACCGTCACCGAGCTATGGACAGCTAAGGACTTCTCCCTCTACCTGGACGCCGACCTCATAGAGTCCAAGCCCAACCCCTACGGCTTCATTCCCTTCGTCATCTTCCCCAACCTCAGAGAGCCGAAGAAGTTCTGGGGAACGTCCGATATACCCTCCGTCATCCAGCCGCAGCGGGAGCTCAACCGCGCCCTCAGCCAGCTATCCCGGATACTTGAGCTGTCAGGCAACCCCATCGCCGTCCTGGAGAACATCGGCTCGGCCGAGGACATCAAGGTCCAGCCCGGCGCCGTGTGGACGATCCCGGAGGACGCCAAGGCCTACCTACTCGACTTGCTGCAGGGCGGCGGAATCAGATTGCACATAGACTACATCGACCTGGTTTACCGCACCCTCCACGACGTCTCTGAAATGCCCAGGGCAGCCTACGGCGGCCTCGAGAGAGACCTATCCGGCACCGCCATGAACATCGAACTGGGAAGCTTAGTACAGAAAGTCATTAGAAAAAGGACAATACGAACCAACGCCTACCACCAGAGGAACGACATGATTCTAAGGTTAGCCCACGACTATATGAACGAGAACTTCCAGGACATACAACATCGCGTCGTGTGGGGCTCCATACTACCAGCCGACACAGCCCGCCAGGCCCAAAACGAACAGCTACTCGTTCAGGCCGGAGTCCATTCCCGCAGGACGGCCATGGACGAAATCGGGATCCAGGACCCGGACGAGGAGTTCAACCGCTGGCTGGAGGAGAGGAAGAAAATCCTGGAAATGAATAAGGAGTTCAGGGCACAGTCTACGAGAGGCGGAGCGAGAGAGAGAGCGACAGCCTCAGAAATGGAAGTGCCTGAGTAATAACTCACAAAGGAGTAAATTATGCCACCAGAACAAGAGCCGCAGAAACCCGAGGGGGGGCCTGACACACCAGCCGCGGTCAACCCCAACGGTGCCCCTACCCCAATGGACCTGCAGATCATCCGGGCCGAACTAGACGAGGAGAAGAAAGTCAGAGCCACCATTGAGGCAGCCCTCACCGACAAGAGCAAGCGGATCATCGAGCTCGAGGCCTCCCTGAATGTAGTCTCCCAGGCCAGCGAAGCGGCCGCCGCCGAGCTGGGCCACACTAAGGAAGCCTACACCAAGGCCGTCGGCAAATACCTCGAGGCAACCAGGGCGGCCAACCCTACCCTCCCTGGCGACGTCATCACCGGCGCCACTATTGAGGAGATAGACGTCTCCGTCGCCAAGACCCTATCCATCGCCACCGCCGTCAAGGCCAACCTGGAGGCCCAGGCCAAGCAGGCCAAGGTCCCGGCCGGCGCACCACCCAGAGGCGAAATATCCCTGGAGGGCTTGTCTCCCCGGGAGAAGATCGCCGCGGGAATTCACCAAAAAGGAGGAACTAGCTAACCATGTCGATACTATTAGCAGAAGCATCTAAGCTCTCTACTGACATCCTCTTGAAGGGAATCATAGAGACCATCGTCAAGGACAGCCCCATCCTGCAAAAGCTGCCCTTCATTCAGATTGTCGGCAACAGTCTGAAATACAACAGGGAGAAAACGCTCCCTACCGCCGCCTGGTATGCCCCGGTCACCGGCACCTGGGTCGCCAGCCCGCCCGCGTTCGAGCAGTGCACGGCCGCCCTCTCCATCCTGGGAGTGGACGCCGACGTCGACAACTTCCTGAAGTCCACCAGGAGCAACGTTCAGGACCTGGAGGCAGCCTGCATAGAGCTGGCCGCTAAGGCCGTCAGGCACGAGTTCGAGAACGTGTTCCTCAACGGCAGCGGCACAAGCGAGCAGCCCACCGGCCTCTTCCTCACCATGAAGGGCACCGCCTGGGTGGCCGACACCGTAACCGCCATCGGAGACGTCGTCGTGCCTACGGCCGGCAAGGAGAACGGCTGGCGCTATGAGTGCACCGCCCGGGACACCGACTTCAAGACCCACGCCACCACCGAGCCCACCTGGCCCATCCTGGAAGGCGCCACCATCGTGGACGACGCGGTCACCTGGACAACCCGATTCGGCAGCCACCTGGCCATGGCCGTCAACGGCGCTACCCTCAGCCTGGACAAGATCGATGCACTGGTTGACCTGGTCCGAGGCGCCAAGCCCGACATGCTACTGATGAGCCGGCGCACCAGAAGGAAGATCGTCGCCCTGTGCCGAGCCTCTGGCCAGAACCTCCTCATCGGAGAAGGCCGGGTCGGCGAGATGGTCGAGTATTACAACGGCATCCCCGTGGCCATCTCAGACTGGGTCAAGGACAACTACACCGTCGGGTCATCCGGCGACTGCTCCGCTATCTTCGCTTTCCAGGCCGGAGAGGGCGGAGTCTGCGGACTCACCAGCCCGGAGATGCTGCAGATTGAGCGCCTAGGCTCCCTGGAGACCAAGGACGCTTCACGTACCAGAATTAAGTGGTACGTCAGCCTGGCGAACTTCTCCTACGTCAAGTCCGCCATGCTCACAGGGGTGAGAAACTAAAGACAGTAAACCCTTTTTTCCTCATACTCGCCTCCTTTCATTACTTTTACATAGGGGAGGGGGAAGGTCGAGCCCCCTCCCCGGGGCGAGGGGAAAAGGTGAGGTGAAAAGATGAACCTAGTTGAAATGGTAACCAGGGCCCGGGAGGACCTGAAGGACACGGACCCGCTAAACTACATCTGGCAGGACGGAGAAATCCAGTCGGCCATACTCCGGGCCGTCGACGAGTACTCACTCCACGCCCCCATGCAGCACCAGGACGATATCGCGACCACCGACGGCGCCACCGAGATCGACATATCATCCCTGGAAAGCCTGCTCCAGGTAGAGTCAGTGGAGTTCCCCCTGGGCCAGAACCCCAAGTACATGCAGCACATAGAGTACTGGGCCGGCAGGCTCTACATGGAGGACGCAGGCGACGGCGCCGACGCCCGGGTCAGATGGCTTGCCAAGCACACCATCGACCCCGAGGACACCACCATCCCTGCGGAGCACGGCGAGATTATAGTCCTTGGCGCCACGGCCTACCTGGCCATGTCCGCCTCGGCCTACACAGTAGACAGGGCCACTATAGCCGGGCATTGGGGCACTATCAGCTACAAGGAGTGGGGCACAGAGCGCTTCAAACGATACGACCAGAAACTAAACCAGGTGGCCCAGGGAAACCGTGTCACCAGGAGGACGCTCTACACCCAGGACGACTAGAGGAGGACCATGAGTAAACTAACAGACGCTCTTAAAAGGGAAAAGACCAAAGAGGGCCTACCCAAGGACGCCTTCGCCATCGTGCCCGACCCCCAGGATCCCGACACCTGGAAGCTTCCCCATCATACCAGGGACATCATGCGAGCTCACGGACGCCTAGATATCGAAAAGACTGTGGACTGGGACCGCATGCCGGCGGCAGTGGCCGCCCTCAGCCCTGGCGGATATAGGGGGGAGAGAGTCCGGGCGTCACCCGAGGACATCATCAAGGCCGCCCGACACCTGGCAGCCCATTATTCGGCGGCCAACAAGCCGGTCCCGGACACTTTGGGAGCGCTCACCTAAGAACGGCAGGCCCAGCGAGGGCCGGGCGAGTAAAGAGTCGTAGAAAGGCAATGAGGGGCTCCCTTGAGCCTCCCAGGCCCATACTGTAAGGAGTAAACGTGGCACAGAACGAAAAGCCCAGGGCGCCCGACTTGCTCACCGTCTTCACGGAGATGTTCCGGGCCATAGTCAGGCCGGCCATCACCATCATCTTCGCCGTCGTCATTGCTCAGCTGGTCATCGAAGCCCGACCGGTGCCGGAGTGGTTCCTAGGCGTGGCCATCCCCATCATCACCTGGTGGTTTGCCGAAAGGACAGTCACCCACATAAAGGGGAAGAATGGCGGCTAACTGGAGGGACCTCCTGGGAGAACTCTCAGGCTACAAGCCGCTCTATGAGCGAGCAGCCCTGCAGCTCATCGACGCCAGCGCCACCATCGCCCAGCTGTCCGACGAGCTCGCCCAGGCCAAAGATACCATCCGCAGGCTTGAACTCATATCCCCCAGGCCGGCGCCGCCAGTCCTGGGCAACATAACCGAGCAGACCAGCGCCTGGATACAGCAGCAGCTCGACTCCATGAACCTGGGCATACAAAGACTGCCCCTGGACGCCAGCTACTTCCTCACCAACCAGCGGAGCTTCCTTAACGTCGTGGCCTGGGACTGGACGGACACACTACCATATATCAGGGAGAGGTTCGATTGCGAGAACTTCGCCCTCTTATTCAAAGCCCACGCGGACCTGCATTTTCACATCAACCAGGTGGCCGTCATCATAGACTACGAATCAGGCCACGGTTACAACCTGGTTCTCTACCCGGACGGTAACAAGCAGGTCCTGGAGCCACAGTCCGACGCCCTCTACGTCTGGACACAGCGACTGGACAAATTCTACTCATTGAAAGGAGCAATAGCACTGATATGAAGATCAAGTACACGCCGAAGAAAGTCCTGCAGTCCATTATACTTTCAACCTTCATGGACACTGTCGAGGAATGGCACGCCTTTGTCGACGGACTCTGTGAGGCACTCTGTCCCTGGCCAGCCAGGCACAAGCCCTCCGCGGAGAACCAGAAGGCCATAGAAGACGAGTACCACTACTACATGTGGGGTCGGGCCGTCGGGATCCTGGTGCTCATCACTATAGGTTGTGTCATCAAAGTGATGCTTTTCTGATGCAAGATGATGTAAGGAGGAACTATGTCACAACAAACCAAGGTTAAAATCCGATGGCATAACAAGGTCGAGAAGTTCGCATCGGAACAGGACAGAGTCCAGGGCAAACCCCAGGAGGTCATCGAGTGGGAGACCGAGGGCGAGCTCTCCATCGGCGCCGCCCTGGCCCTCGGCTTTGAAGCAACAGAACAGGAGGTAAACCAACATGGGATTGACCCTAGTAGGTAAGGAGCTAATCGCTAAGGCGTTGATGGGCGACAGCTTCACCAACTACAACAACACCAATGCCCGCCTCGGCGTCGGTAATGACGCCACCGCCTTCAACGAGAACCAGACCGACCTTATCGGCACCAACTTCCGAAGGATAATGGAGGCCACCTTCCCCACCCGCAGTGTCAGGGAGATCACCTGGAAGTCGAGCTTCGCTGCCTCTGAGGCCAACTTCGCCTGGCTTGAGAACGGCGTCTTCAACGCCGCATCTGCAGGCGACATGCTCGCCAGGGACGTCGAGAACCTGGGCTTCATTCTGGGCTGGTCCTCCCTGGACATGGTCAACGGACTGGCCAACTAGACAAGATGAACAGTTGTGAACACTTATGGACACCGAAACCAGCCATGACACGGGATTCCTGAAGGGAATCAGGCCGTCAGCCTTTCTCGATTGCTACCAGGAGTGGCACGCCCTGGTCGAGGGATTCTGTGAGGTCATGTGCCCCTGGCCGGCTAAGTATGAGCCCAACGACGAGCTCCTGGCGGACCTCCGGGCAGACCACCACTACTACATGTTGGGTCGGGCCCTGGGGATCAGCGCCTGGCTTACTATAGGTAGCGTCATCAAAGTGATATTTTTTAGCTGATAGCTGTCAGCTGATAGCTGATAGCTGAACAAAGGAGGACAACAATGGCTGAACTTTCAGACTACATGGAGAACGCAATCATAAACCAGATGAGGAACGTCGCCGGCGTCCAGGTGGCTGTCTACGTCGCCCTCTTCACGGCCGTCACCGGCCTGGAGGCCGACAGCGGCTGGTCCGGCACGGAAGTCTCCGGAGGTGCCTATGCCAGGCAACTCGCCGGCCTATCGGCAGCCGCCGACGGGGCCAGCAGTAACGCCGCCGACATCACTTTCCCGCAGGCTACGGCGGACTGGGGCACCGTAACCCACGCCGCCCTCATGGACGCCGTCACTGCCGGCCACGTTCTGATGTGGACAGCGCTCGATGCCAGCAAGACGGTCAACAACGGAGACACCTTTAAGTTCAACGCTGGAGACCTTGACGTAACGCTAGCCTAAACAGTGGCGGGTCTTGTCCCCGCCTGTAGTGCGAGGCTTTAGCCTCGTGCCGTGAGGTAGACGATGGCGACAATTCTTGTAGACGATTTCAATAGCTATAAGGACGGAAACCTCAACGGGCAGGGGGAAGATTAAATGCCTACTTGGGATTTACTGGCACAAAATTGGAATGACCTAACTGGATGGACGGCAGGCGGCGCTGGAACAAGTGAGATAAGCCCTGCGGGGCAACTTCATCAAGTACCTAATTCTGGCACACCTGTCTATAGAAGAAAAGGCTCTAGCACAGTTCCATATACCGGCTACACAGTCGAAATTAGACTCAAAATTGACAGTTTTGGTACTGGAGATGGCCGTGTTGCGTATCAGTTTTATGATGGTCTCCATAGAATCTACTTCGCAGTTTACTCAGACAGGGTCTATAACGTAGATGCCCCTACTACGATATATGTTACCAATGCCACAGGAGTCTTTAATGTTTGGCGATTAGTCGTTGATAGTGATGGGCATAGCAACAAAGTCTACAAGGATGGGGCATATCTTGGGGATTTAGGGGCAGGGGCAAATTATTCTGGTGAGCCTGGGCAACATATTGACGAAACGGGTAATGCAGCCTCGTGCTCTGGGGCAGAATCCCATGAAGACTACCTCTACATGGCCACTGGGTTATACCCACCAGGAGAAGTCAAGACCGCCTCAGCCACCATCTCAGGCACCGGAACCCTGGCCGCCCTGGCCCGGGCCACATACGCGGCCAAAGCCACATTGTCAGGGGAAGGCACCCTGGCCGCAGCCGGCCTGCGAACTTGCGCAGGTCGCGCTACCCTATCAGGGGAAGGAACCCTGGCGGCTAAGGGCGCATACCTGCAAAAAGCAGCAGCCACGCTATCAGGCACCGGCAGCCTCGCAGCAGCCGCCCTCGTTACCAGGGGAGCCAAGGCCACTATGTCAGGCGAAGGAACCCTGGCCGCAGCAGCTCACGTCACCGGGACAGCCGCGGCCACCATGGCCGGCGCCGGTGAGCTCGCCGCACTCGGGATCGTCCTGGGTGAAGATATCACCGCCTCAGCCACGCTCTCCGGAGAGGGCACACTCCAGGCCCGGGCCGTCTACATCGTCATCGCCAGAGCTACCATGTCAGGGGAAGGCAGCCTGGCGGCAGCCGGCACGGTAGCGGGGGCCGCCCTCTGCGCCTCAGCCACTTTCTCAGGCACAGGAACCCTGGCAGCAATAGGCCAGGCTTACCTTATCACCCCGACCCTGCTGGCCGCTCAGAAGAGCCCCCGCCGCCAGCCCTACGTCGAGGCTAAGGTCTATGACTACGAGCAGGGAATCAAGCGCCTCACCTGGACACGCCTCTACACCGGCAGCGAGACCGACAACCATCACGGCATCGCCTTTGACGGCCAGGGATCGATGCACCGCATCCGGGCCGACACAGGGAGCAAGCTTTACTACCAGAAGGTGGCCAACCCTGAGCCCAGCTCCGATTATACCCAGTGGACGCAGATCGCAGCGGACTGCGCCGGTCCCTGCGCCATAGCCGCCTATGGTACTAAAGTTTACATATTCTACCGCAAGACCGACGACACCCTACGGAAGTACTATTCTCACAACTATGGCCAGGACTGGACCAACGCCGAGCTCATAGCCACTGCCGGCGTCCTCTCTATGGCCGCTTGCTGGAAGGGAGCCACCGACATCGTCGTCTGCTTCTCAGCCACCCTTGTCAAGGTCAGTGCAGCCGTCCTGGACACGTCCGACCAGGCCACCGCCGAGCATTACTACAACCACGGCCTGGACACCACATACGGCATCGGGGCCACCTACCAGGAGGGAGAATTCCCCATCGTCCTGGCCGGCAAGGACACGGACGTGGCCACCAGTATCGTCAGCTACGCCCTCTATGCCACCAAGCTCAGCGACATTTACAGCTTCAGCTCCCTCCATGTTCTGCTAACGGCAGACGAGGACGTCGTCACCGCCTTCCGATACCCCGACTGTCACGTCCCGGACGCCGCCCAGGACTACGAGACAGTGCAGCTCACCGTTGTGGAGGACTATTCAGGAGTCACCGCCTACACCCGACCGCTCCTCGCCCACCTGGTCAAGGACACCAGCTGGTCCGACGCCACCATCACGGAGCCCAGGTTCTTCATCCCCATCCCCGCGGCCTTCGGCCTCCGGATGGGCAGCACCGCCGCCCATTGGTGGTTCTCGACCCCCGACGGAGTGTGGCAAGCCACACGCCCGGCCGCTGATCCCCTGGACTTGACCCCCTACATCCAGGAGCTCCACCAGGTCATTGATCACCAGAAGCCAGGCTTTCTTATCCTGCAGCTCGACAACTCAAAGGGATACTTCGCTTCCCCGGGAGAGGGAGATCTCGCTTCGCTTCGCTTCCGCGCCGAAATTAAGCTCCGCCTGGGCTATAAGACCACCCAGGGCCCCGAGGGCCTCGACAACCTCACCTACTGGATAGATTCCTGGCAATACGCCTCGGCGGCCAACCGGTCTGTGTTTACCATCCGCTGCGTCGACCTCTGGGGCCTCGCCTCACAATGGACAGCCCGCTACTCCCTCCGCTGGAATTACACGACGTTCGAGCCCTCCAGGGTCTGGGCGATACTGTACCAGTTCCTCGGCCGGCTGGGCATACGACTCTGGAACAACCCCTCCGCCCCGAAGAGCTCCACCATCGATGACTACTACCCCAAGTTCCTATCCCGGGGCGGTACCATGGCCGATACGCAGCTCCGGCGCCTGCTGAGCTTCGTTACCGACGCCCTCGTTCCGAGGCGGGCGCTCTGCTTCGCCAAGAACCTCCTATCCTCCGAAACGTCGTCCTACGAGTACGACAACGCCCCTGGCTCGCATCCCGTCTACGCAGGCGCCTACGCTGACCACCTCACTACCACCCACACCCAGGTCAGCGGAGACACCCAGGACGAACCACCCGTCCACGTCCGGGAAGCAGCTTTCGACTGGGATTTACTATCCCTGGGCATCGACAACCTCCGGATGCAATACGACGCCAACCTGGAGGAGACCGACCAGGCCGCCAGGAGGGCGGACGCCTTACTCAGGCATGAGACTCTAGAAGCTATGGGGGATCAAATCAAAGTGCCGACGAACGTCGCCCAGGAGCTTTACGACGTCATCACCGTCACCGACCGCCGCTGTGGCATCGACCAGGCGAAATACCGAGTACTCGGCATCCAGACCGACTATGACCGCCGCAACGCCCAGTACGAGCAGCGGCTCACCCTGGGGGCGCCATGATTCGTTTTCCGAAAAAAGGTCAGGACCCGAAACCGCACCGCCCTTATTGTAGGGCTTGAATAGAAGAGGAGATGAACAGCCACTTTTACAGTAACAGGCTGGATAGGTTTTCCAGATGCCCCAAGTGTCTTGGTGCACTCCTCCAGAGGAGCTGGTCATTGTTCTATTGCGAACGATGCAAAAAGTATTTTAGGCTCAGAAAGGTTACAGAAGCAGCTAGGTCGAGGTGGCATTATGTACTCTAGGAGTGAATGAAGCTCCAGCCGCACTACCTTTGCCCTCGGGGCCACAGGAAACGAAACAGAAGGCGCAAGCTCGGGCCCCGGAAGGGCGACGTCAAGGCGTGCTACGTCCGAATCGGGCGGCGCTGGCTAAGAGCGGGGACGCTCTGCCTCGACTGCCGCCGATTCACGTCCGAAATCTGACCCTCCCTAGAAAACAAACAGAGAGCAACAATAAGGGACGTTGAAAGGAAACAGGGGGAGTCAAACAGTAACGACATGAGACTAGAGGGAGAGACGACATGAGACTAGAGGGAGAGACGACATGAGACTAGAAGGAGAGACGATGAGACTAGAAGAAGCCAAGCCCATAGCAGAGAGAGTAAAGCAAACACTCACCCCTTACTGTGACAGGATAGAGATAGCGGGAAGCATAAGAAGAAGGAAGCCCATCGTGCACGACATTGACATAGTCCTGATAGAAAACCCAGGCTCACTTCTAGAAATCAGTGAGGTCTTAGCCAGCATCGGCGGCATGGACATGAAAGGCAGCAAGATTAAACGACTCTGGTATGGAGACAGGGAGATTAGCATAGACATCTACACCGCAACGCCACTCACCGGGTCAACCCT